CCGAACCCGTGGTTCAAGTACTGTTCAGCTGCTGATGTGTACAAGTTTCGTTTGTTAGCAGGACACTGCGCGATGAACTCGTCGCAGGTCAGATGATGAACTGATCCAAACTTACGTAACTTGTCAGCAAGCCTTGCTGATACTGAACCCAACTTCCTCCATTTCCCCACTTCAGGCTGTGGGGTGGGCTCCAAACCTGATTCGCCATTGACATTGAATACTCTTTCATTCAATGCCCGAATCAAGTTAGGGAGGTCGTTGTTGTGTGCTCCAAAATCCACACGACTAGACAGGTAGGGAGCAACCACTACCCGTCGAAGTTTTGACGGCTTTGCACCCACATGCGACGTCACGGCTATTCCCTCGAACTCACTACCATCATGATACTTCTCTGAGGTAGTAGTTCTAGCCGCCATCCGCACGAGGCACCCCTATTCGGGTTCAACATCACCGTACTCCATCAAACCGTCAAAGAACCTTGAGTCCCCGTCCTTGATGAAATACGATACGTTGACCGCCCTCCGCACCCAGTTTAACTCTCTCTCGTTTAACTTGGCACCACCGAGGTCGGAACCATCTTTGAAAGCGTCATCCATGACCTGTCGAACCACAAGGTTGAGACAATGCCTATCCGCCACTGATTTGGTGAACACGCAAGGCGACTTATAAGCCACCTTCTCAACGAGAACCTTTACCATCTTGATTCTCCTGTGAAAGCGGTTGGCAGCACGATGTCTCACGCTGTGTTTCCGCCTCCCCATCCTATCGTTAACAGCCTGCAAGCAGGACTCCCACAATGTCTCCTGAGGCAATACTGTGATATGATCATCATCCACAGCATCAACCCCTTGGAAGGCAGCAGTAGCGCAACTAGCGTTTCTGCTATCCAGACGATTGTTTCTGAATTTCGTAATGCCTACAAAATCCCTGAAACGTTTGCCCATGGTGGTGGTCGGGCGCTTGTAACCAACGCCCGACTCATCGCCTTCCTTGACGCTGTCTCCTCCAGCAGCGCCCATCGTACCCACTCCCCCGGCAGGAGCGGTTGCAGAGGATGCCCAACCAGCATCCGCCACTCTTGCGCGACTGACCTCTTCTCCTAAGTCAGCCACCCCATGATAAGTGTCCCTATCATGGCCCCAGTCGTCCAAAGACCCAACAAACCCACTCCAATGCACCTTCTTGCCAAACAAGGTGTTTGAAATGAGCTTGTTGTCATGCTCGTTGAAATCCTCTACCACTGCGTCATCGTCGTTTACC